ATAAGTAGTTATTTATTTATAAAATATTTTCTAAGGTTTCAATAACCTTTACATCGTTTCTCATTCAAAACGCCCACTTTGTGAGCATAAATAAGTTAATGTAACGTTTTCATTTGAGCGTTTTCAACGCAAAATGGTGTAAAAGATAAGATTTAAAAATTATTTAATAATTATAAAGAAAAAATTTTGTATATAGTGTTTATACGTATATATAAGATTTATACGTGGCTAATAATCGCGGTAAAAACAATCATCGTAATTTTCTCCCAGAAGAAGCCAGTGGTCCATTTTACTTAAAACGTCGTATTTTTTTTCTCCTGTAACAGGATCAAAGTACGGATACCTTTGCCCATTAAAATAATGTGCAGAACTGCGATTCATTTTATTCAAATACAAAATGGTCGTATATGGCTCGTCCGTAAAGGAAGGTCCGTTCTTGATGCACGCATACGACGGTATTACGTATTCATGCTTTCCAGACGGATCCTCTGGACAGTTCAGCAAAAGTTTCCCTCTCTTGAACATGCAATAATAGTTATCATCATCTTCATCACTGTCATTAACTACCCATGCGCAGTTGTATCCACCTTTCCCGTCTGAGAAATACGTGTATTTGTAGCTCACTTCGTGTTCAAGACCATAGTCATGCGCAGTTTCTGAGTATTTTATTGTTTTTTTGGGAAAGTTAATGTACACAGCATCAATAAGTTGCGCTTGTATTTTGCTTTTATCTTGTTCATACCGCCATTCCTCGGCAGAACTTGGCAAATAAAATTTTATAAGGTTTGCTGGTCTTCTGTGCGGGGTTGAATGCAAGCGCAGGAATTTATCAAGTGCTCTGGTTGGGCACCACTTGCACGTGTATTTTTTTGTTTTTTTGTCAAGGACAAACTTGAAACGCAATCTTGTGCCCCTTGTTAGACCTGACATGTAGCCAAGAATCTTGTTAACAAGCTTGAGAGGCAGCTTGGGACCATTGTTGACAATTGCGTTTGCGCTCATTGTTGGAATATGTTGATTTTGTTTTAGATTGATTTAGTTTTAGAACTTGGATGAAGCCTTTGGGTTGTATTTGTAGATATTCTATTAAAGCATCTCAATTTTTTTTCAAATTGAGATTCTTTTATAACTGATTTTAAAATTTAAAAGCGGATCTACCACTTGCTCTTTTTAACGCTAATTTTTGGCCCCTGACCTCGCTTCTTGGTGTTATTTGGATCATATTTTTCATCTTCTTCATCTGAGTTTATATCCTTGCTGAGTTCCCAGAACTCTTTTGACCCCAATTTGAAGTCATTATGTGAGTCGGCCTTGTACCAAAACACCTGATCCTGCAACTTGTTGGATTTTGCATTGTTGTTAATTACCAAGCACTCATAATTTTCCGTGCATTGATCCATGACTTGACAAAAAGACTCAAATGTTGGAAACATTCCCGCGTAATTTTCGTAAATGCGCTTTCTATTTGCAATGTATGGTTCTCTCAAAATAAAAACATAATCTATGTTGGTTCTCAGTGTGGGAGGAATACCAAGAGGATATTGCATTGTGATGATCAACATAATCTTCCAATGGCGTCCGTTCATAAATAAAAGACGCATCATTTTATCTCTAGCCCAGGTGTTATCATAAAGGCAGTCATCAAGAATGACAAAGGCTCGTGGATCAATTGTGCATCTTTTAAATGTTTCCATCTCTTTTTTAACCTGTTTCAACACCTGTCGCTGCCGCTTGAGAATATTCTCTACAATAGCTGTATTATACTCATTGTGAATAAATAGTTTTGGGACAAGTCGTCCATAAAAACCGTTGCCCTCTTCTGTTCCTGCTACAACAGTACCGATTGGAATATCTTGATGATAATAAAGGAGATCTCTAACCAAGAAAGACTTGCCAGTATCACGACGTCCAATAAGAACGACAACTGGACCCTTTGCCTCGTTTGGTTTGAAACTAATATTTTTCATATCAAACTTTTTTAATTCCAATGTCATATTCTCTACATTATGCAGAAAAATAAATAAATGCATTTACGCAAAATAAAGCAAAATAGAAAATTTTTATTTTTTATATTATACACAGCTAAAACGCCAGGGTTATGTTATAAATATAATTTATTTTATCTTGGTAAAACATCATACATTCTTTTTTTATTCCTCTAAATGATTCAAAAGTCTGTTGTATTTATTTAGAATAAGTTAAAAAATTATATTATTAATATTCTATTTAGCTAATGATGATTAAGTTAGATTATCAAAAAAGAAAGAACCGTGAACTGTTTAATTCTTTTGAAAAAAACAAAGCTATTAACTTGTCAAATGCTCAAAACTATATCCCTATTTATCAAAAATTTTTTTCTTTAAACGAAAGCAACTTTAATGCAATTAATCTTAATAATAAATGGTATATTAATGATTTACATGAAAATGTTGATGATAATAAAAATCTTTACGAATGCAGTTTAAAAAGCATTGATTCTTTAGAAAGTCAATCAAAAAAGAAACCGGTATTTTTCAAAATGGCACCTCTTTTAGACCCATTCAAGTTTATGGTTGGAAAATATAATATAAATGATGAAAATCTGTTTTCTCTTCCCTCTATTTCACCCGAGATTAATAACGTAGTAAATCCAAAGATTTTAGGAGAAAATAACTCTGCTTATGTAGATGGACTTTTTTCTTTTTTAACAAGCAAACTTTTGCATGATCATAGTTTTACGCATGGTGTGGACTATTATGGATCTTTTTTAGCGCATAAAAATAATTTTACTGTAAATGTTATAGACGATCTTGAGTATCTGGTTAAATCTGATTTTTTTAACAAGTCAAAAAATATTCTATTTCAAATAGAAGAGTATGATCATTTGGTAGACGATGATAAAGTACATTTAAAGCCCATTAAGATTCATGGAAATAGTACGCGCCATTCTAATATTTCAACAAAATCTATTAATAGTGAAATTTTTGAAAATATTTTTAGTGTTGAAAGTCCAAAAAATGATACTACTACAATACCTGAAAAAAAAGCACTAGAGGTGTCAATGTTAACTCTTGAAAATCTTAAAGAACATAGCACGTCTTTAGAGGTTGTAGATATTTCTCTCTCTTCTGGAAACGCGGAAGAAGAAAAAGAAAACACTCACAAATCCATAACGACTATTAAATCTACTTCAAGCTCTGGATCAACATGTTCATCTAGAACGTCTCATACAAATTCTAACGATGAGGTTTATTCAGGAAGTGAAGAAGATGAAGATAATCAAACAAATACATGCAATGCGTGTGATTTGGATGACTATGATGTTAATATTGTTGACATAGAAAGAGAAACTGAGAACGAGGAGGGAGAATGTACAGACGATGATGAGAATGAAGATTCTTCTTCATGTGAAGAAGAGTTTGTATATGCCACCATTCCAAAATTTCCTGTGCAAGTAATTTGTATGGAATATTGCGAGAATACAATGGATAGTTTACTTATGGAAAATGAATTGTCCCAAGATGAATGGTTTTCCGCACTTATTCAAATTGTAATGATGTTAATAACATATCAAAAAGCATTTGCATTTACGCATAATGACCTTCATACAAACAACGTCATGTATAATACTACTGAAAAAAAGTACCTATACTACTGTTATAAAAAAAAATATTACAAAGTACCAACATTTGGTCGAATCTTTAAGATTATTGATTTTGGCAGAGGCGCTTATAAATTCAATGGACAGCTATTTTTTAGCGACAGTTTTCATACTAATGGAGATGCATCAACGCAATACAATACCGAACCATATTTTAATGAAAAGAAGCCGCGCCTTGAGACCAACTACAGTTTTGATTTATGTCGTTTAGCATGCTCTATTTTTGACTTTTTAATTGAAGACATAGATGAGATTAAGGATATTAATTCATGTAGTGAAATTGTTCAATTAATTGTTGATTGGTGCACAGATGATAATGGTATTAATGTTTTATATAAAAATACTGGAGATGAAAGATATCCGGGGTTTAAGTTGTACAAAATGATTGCAAGATGCGTTCATAAACACACTCCTCAGGCGCAATTAGAAAGATCCGTATTTAAGAAGTTTATTGTAGACAAGTCCAAGTTAGGAAAAAATAACAAAGTCTTGAATATTGATGTTATTCCTTCTTATGCTTAAACTAGTGGGTTGCTCTTTATTTTTAAAATTGATTTGCAATTTTTTAATTTCAAAATAGTAATTGTCTTGCACTATGGGATTTGATCTATGCGCTAAACTTTTGCTGAATATTGATCCTGCAACTGGTACGCCATTTATTTATGGTACAAAAGATGGAGACTTGGTGCGTATTCCATTTAATCCAGAACAGCATGTTGTTCCTGAACAATTTTGCAAGTATCTACAGCGGCAAGGAGATCACCTTGTATTATATGTTGAACATTTTATTAATGTTAATAATTTTGTACAACAAGTTAGTTGTGAAGAATTTTTAGAACATTATCCTGATTGGACTTTGTACAATTTAAAGAAAGAATTTGAAGGTTACGACTGGACAAAGGCAGATCATGATGGGTTTAAAGAGTTTCTTAAATGGACAACAAATACAGATAGTAGTTATTTTCTTGAATGGGTTATTTGTTGGCGTTATTAAGGTTAATATCTTTCAAGGAGATTTGTAAAAAAATATATGTATAATATAACTTATATTTTTTAATGGCAGATAGAGGAGTTGGATCTAAAGATAAAAGAAAATTAGGTTCTGCAGCATTTGATGATACTGATTCTCAACGCGATTCTCAAGTAGATCCTAGTCTTAGTTTTAATCCAGATGCTTTATATGATCAACGTGAAACTAGGGAAGAATCCTATCCAGGAAACGCTTCTATTGGTCCAAATTATGTAAAACGTAGAGAAGTTACATTTAATCCATTTTTAGTTCATGAAATGGACCACAGCCCAGATACAGGTAAAATTACGACTGTAGTATACACACAAAAACAATTAGATAGTTTGCAGCAAGAAAGAAAAGATCTTATTGATTCTTTAAAAAATCAAATCCATAAATTAAAAAGCAAGGTACTGACAAGAAGAGGGCAAACATCATTGAAAGAGTCTAGAGAAATGGTAAAAATTCTTAAAGGAACATATTTTGAAAGAGATGCATCGGCAGACTATGAGTATACACCTGAAGATTTCTCTAAAAAAAATAAATTATATTTGGAAGATCTAATTGCATTAAATAAAGAATACATAGAATTATGCAAAGAACTCTTACCAGAAGATCCATCGCAATTGGCTAGAATACAGTTTGCACAAAATAAATTAAAAAGAAATTTAGAGTCTTTAATAGAACTATTAACAGAATCTGTAGAAAATGAACCTGGTTCAGAGGAAGTTGGCGAATGGAATAAATCAATTACTAAATATCGGGAAATGATACGCAAATTGGGAGAAGAAGAACCAGGATTAAAAGGAGGAGTTAAAGAAGAAGAAGATTTTGGAGGAAAAAAAAAGCCAAAGAAGAGGACTATAAAACGCAAATTAACAAAGAAATCCAAAACTAAAAAATTTAAAAATAAACGTAAAACTAGTAAAAAGAGATCCAAAAAGACTAGAAGACGCTAATCATTTTATTAATCTACAGTAAGATCAACAATAGTTGGATCCGTCTTAGTAAAAGGTAGTTCCATCTTTTTTTTACATCCTGGGCAAGCATGAGACGAATTTTCTCGTGCAAAACCAACAACAGGATCCCACCAACATGCTTGACAAACTTTATGTCCGCTATTTAAATACTTAATAAAACAACTTAAAGGAATTAGTGGATCGGTCGTGGCTTTATTGCACATGCAGCAATAATGCGACATTTTCAAATATTATACTATAATCTAGTTATTTTAACTCGTTTATAGTATCATTTTTTTTATAAATCTTTTACACACTTTTTGCTAGCTTTTTGCTAAATTTTAAAAAGCTGGATCCCCCGTAAACACCGCCGGAGCATTTGACACAACCTCACCATCTTGAAGCATGGGCTTCAATTGGTCAATAATAAAGTTACCAAATATTACACTAAAATAGACCAACAAAGAATCACGAATCAAAAACTTCAACGGCTTGCTCTCTTTTTCAACAAAGCGCATCTCAATAAACTTGACAATAAAATAGACGGCTGAGATAAATCCCGCTACAAAAAATACATTTTCCATTACATTATACTATTAGTTTCTTCTTAATAGTATAACGCACAAC